GGTTATCGGGGAATAAATTCGGAACATTTTATTATTTTAATGGTAAAGCAGTAGTAAGCCGAAACAGAAAAATAGGAGAGAGGGTAAAGGTATTAGGCGATATTTGTAGGCATAACTTTGCCGAATGGGTAAAATATCAAGAGTACGCGGATACTCATTTATGAAAGGAGCGAACAAAAATGAAAGCTATTGTATTGAGTAGTGGCGGTGTCGATTCAACAACTTGTTTGGGGATGAAAGTCAAAGAACTCGGAAAGGATAATGTAGTATCCGTTTCTGTGTTTTACGGGCAGAAATTAAAGAAAGAATTGGAATGTTCCAATAAGGTAGCGGAACATTACGGAGTAAAGCATATCTTCTTTAATCTGTCCGAGGTATTGAAGTATTCCGATTGTTCCCTTATGGAAACGGGGCAGGCGGTAAAACAAGGCTCTTATGTTGACCAATTAAAAACGGATAAGGAACTAACTTCCTATGTTCCGTTCCGTAATGGGTTAATGTTGAGCGTTGTTACAAGTTTGGCATATAGTTTATTCAAAGACGATGAGTGCCAAGTGGTAATTGGTTGCCACCTTTCCGATTTCGGCTATGCGGATTGTACGCAGGAATTTGTAGATAGTTTGGCAAAAGCCATTCACACGGGAACATACAACAAGGTTACTTTGGTAACGCCGCTGATGAATATGGAAAAGGCCGATGTAGTTAAAGAGGGATTAAAAATCGGAGTACCCTACGAATATACGTGGTCTTGTTACGAGGGGAAAGAAAAGCCTTGCGGAAAATGCGGAAGCTGTATCGACAGACAGAAAGCGTTTGAAGCCAACGGAGTAAAAGACCCAGCGTTATAAGGAGGAGCGGAATGTACACGGTAGTAAAACGAATTGAGGTAAGCGGAAGCCATCAATTAAAACTTCCCTATGAAAGCAAGTGTAAAAACCTGCATGGGCATAATTGGATTATTGATGTGACCTTGCAGAGCGAAACGCTTGACGAAAACGGAATGGTATTGGACTTTACCAAAATTAAGGAAATCGTAAACCAATTAGACCATGCCCATATCAACGATATTGTACCCTTTAACCCTACGGCAGAAAATATGGCAAAATGGTTATGCGACCAAATTCCTCACTGCATAGGAGTATCGGTGCAGGAAACAGAAGGGAATGTGGCTATCTATGAGAAATAAATATCATATCTCTGAAATCTTTGACAGTATTGAGGGTGAGGGCAAACGGACGGGCTATATGTCCATCTTCGTCAGGTTTACGGGGTGCAATTTACGGTGTAGTTACTGCGATACCAAATACGCACAAGTAATGGGGCAGGATGATACTGAAATGGATGAGGACGAATTAATCGAAAAGATTAACTCTTATCCTTGGAAGCGTGTTACCTTAACGGGTGGCGAACCCTTATTACAGAATATCGGAAACCTTGTGCATCGTTTAAACTATACGGGATATAAAGTCAATATCGAAACCAATGGCGCAGTTCCGTTCTTGGACGAAAGATATACCAATGTCTTTTATACAATGGATTGGAAATGTCCGTCCAGCGGTGAAAATGATAAAATGCTGAAAGATAATTTAAAACAGCTTACCAAGTATGATGTTTTAAAATTCGTTGTAGGCAACCAAGAAGATTTGAACGAGATGAGGAGAATCGTAACAAGCTACAAAACCACAAACAAACCTATCTTTTATGTATCTCCTGTCTTTGGGGAAATCGAACCAAAAGAAATCGTGGAATATGTAAGAGAAAATGTGTTAGATGTATGCGTACAGTTACAGCTCCACAAAATCATATGGGACCCCGATGAAAGGGGTGTATAGTATGGACATTCCAAGAATTGAACAAGCGGTACGAACCTTTCTCTTGGCAGTTGGGGAAGACCCTACAAGAGAGGGTTTAAAGGAAACACCCAAACGGGTTGCCAAAATGTATGCGGAATTATTGGAAGGCATACAATACACCAACCACGATTTAGCCAAGATGTATGACAAAACCTTTTCGATAGATTCGGAAAGCCAAAAAGACATGGTGCTGGTTAAAGACATCAGCGCCTTTTCTTTTTGCGAACATCACATAGCCTTAATGTACGATATGAAGATTTCCGTAGCCTATATCCCGCAGGATAAGGTAATCGGCATCTCCAAAATCGCACGGATAGCCAATATGGTTTGTAAGAGGTTACAGTTGCAGGAAAAAATCAGTAACGATATTTACGAAGTATTAAGAGAAATCTTACATACGGACGATATAGCCGTACACATTACTGCCAAACATTCCTGCATGACGGCAAGGGGCATAAAGAACCCATCAGCCGTAACCATTACCAATAAATTCAGCGGAAGATTCCAAGAAGCCGATTGGCAACATGAGTTTTTACAGAGTTTAAAATAAATCAACCTTTTAAAATGCTCTATAAACAAGTTTTAAAGGCTACCGCAATACTTTACATGGACGACATAACAAAATCGCATATACGGTCAAATTAAGCCGTTTACAAGGATTTTAACTTAAATTACTTAATTTTAAAAATGGCTAATACAAATAAAGTAACAGATGAACAGATTATCCAAGCGTTACGGGCAAATCATGGGTTCAAAAGCCAAGCCTGTAAATCGTTGGAGAAACAACTGAATATTACATTCTCTGCTTCTGCCATGTCGCAAAGGATAGCCAAAAGCCAAAAGATACAAGACGCATTGAATGAAATGATGGTAGCCGACCTTGACTTTGTGGAAAACAAGTTATGGACATTAATCAACGGCGGTAATACTGCGGCAGTTTTATTCTATTTAAAGACTAAAGGCAAGGACAGAGGATATGCGGAGCGTAGAGAGATAACGGGTGCAAACGGTACGCCGATTCAGATGACCGACCCGTTGGCAGGACTGACAAAAGAGGAAATGATGAAAATTGTCGGACTTACAGCAACAAATACAAACAAGAGTAAGAATAAAGCTGGCTCGTGAGTGGTTTTTCGCTTACTGTAATTTACAAGCACCGGACTTTTATAAGGACGATAGAAACTACTTAAAGGTTTTATGCGACGCTTTGCAGGATTTCCAAGACAGCGAGAAAAAAGTCTTGCTTGTGGATATGCCACCACGCCACGGAAAGTCAAGAACCTTACAGTTATTTACGGAATGGGTATTAGGGCATAACCACAGTTTAAAAGTAATGACGGGTTCTTATAATGAAACGCTTTCCACGGTGTTTGCAAAGAATGTCCGAAACTCTATCCAAGAAATCCATGTAGATGATGAGCGTCCCGTGTATTCCGATATATTCCCCGATACACGAATCAAACAAGGCGATGCCGCAATGAATATGTGGAGTTTGGAAGATGGATACAATAACTATTTAGCCACTTCTCCCAAGAGTTCCGCAACGGGTTTCGGTGCGAATTACATTATTATAGACGACCTTATTAAGAACGACTATGAAGCCCATAACGAAAACATCTTGGCTACCCAATGGGAGTGGTTCACCAATACGATGTTATCCCGTTTGGAAGAGGGCGGAAAAATCATAGTAGTTATGACAAGGTGGGCAACGCAGGATTTTGCGGGCAGGATTCTTGAACACTACAAGGGTGAGGTAGAGCATATCAATATGAAGGCTATCCAAGACGATGGCACGATGTTATGCGAAGAAATCCTATCCCTTAAAAGCGTTGAAGAAAAGCGTAGGGCAATGGGTGTTGATATATTCAACGCCAACTATCAGCAGGAGCCTATCGACATAAAGGGCAGGCTTTATACGGGATTCAAGACCTACGATGGAGAGTTACCACAATTCAGGCATATCAAGAGTTATACCGATACCGCTGATACGGGGTCGGATTTTTTATGCTCTTATGTGTATGGAGTGACCCACAACAACGAAGCCTATATCTTGGACGCAATCTATACGGATAAACCAATGGAATATACGGAGCCTGCTACTGCGGAAATGTTTTTTAATAACAATACCAACGTAGCCTTAATCGAAAGCAATAACGGTGGCAGAGGGTTTGCAAGAAGCGTGGAACGAATCCTGCGGGATAAGTTCAAATCCAATAAGACGGTTATTAAATGGTTTCACCAACGCAATAACAAGATTGCCCGCATCTTAACGGGTGCGACCTGGTGTACGGAACATATTTACTTTCCTGCGGGTTGGCATAACCGATGGCCCGAATTATACGAATCCTTGATGAAATACCAACGACAAGGCAAAAACGCTCATGACGATGCGGAAGATGCCTTAACGGGTATTTATGAGGACTTAACGGGCAGACAGCCGATAGCGTTCAATAGTGCCAACTTACAGATGACTTATATATAAATATACAAAGATAACTTATAAAGATTCGTTAAAATGCTCCAAAAGTCGGCAAAACACAAAAGCGAAGTTATATTTATACAAAAAGCGGTGGAAACATGAGCAAGAAAAAGAAAAAAACACAAGTGAATGATGGTTTAATAACTCCCGAAAAGTCAGTATTGATAGATGTTGACAAATTTAACTTGCCACAAACTTTAGGGAATGTTCCAAAGCAGATAAGGGAAGCCAACGATAAAGCGTTTGATTCTATCCGTCCGCAGATAGAAAGTATGGCGAATGACGCTACTATTACCCATATGTTAAAGAGTTTAGGGGTATTGGCTTGTACTGATGCTTCTTTTTTGGGTTATGGAACGCTTGCCAGTTTATCGCAGAACGGTCTTATCAGAGCTGGCGTAGAAATGCGTGGCGATGAGATGACAAGGAAATGGGGCGAGTTAAAACGCAAAGGTGAAGATGTTGAGGAAGATGATAAAATCAACAAACTCACCGAAGCCATGGAGAAATTAAAAATAAGGGAGCTGTTCCGTTCCGCTTCTTGTATGTGCGGGTACTTCGGCGGGTGCTTAATCTTTATCGATACGGGAGAGGATAAAAAGAACCTTGCCGAACCTTTAACCTTACACAAGGCGACATTCGGTAAAGGAAAACTGAAAACTTTCCGATTAATCGAACCGTACCTTGTAACACCAAGCGGATATAACTCTGTTAATCCAATGGCGGATAACTATTTTAAACCCGTTATATGGTATGTGCAAGGGATTCCCGTCCATGCTTCAAGGCTGATTTATTTTGCGGAAAATAAACTAAGCACCTTGTTAAAACCAGCCTATAACTTCTTTGGGTTGCCGTTAACACAAAAGGTATTGGACGCAGTAAGCCACTATACAGAGAATAGGGAAGCCGCAGGACGGTTGTTACAGAAGTTCTCACTTACCATTCTTAAAACTAATATGCAGGATGTTCTGCAAGGCGGTTTTGACCAAGAGTTAAAGAAGCGTATCAAATACTTCGTACAGAACAGGTCAAACGATGGGTGTGCGACCATTGATAAAGAGATGGAAGATTTGGTTATACAGTCTGCTTCGTTGAGCGGTGTAACCGATTTAGTCCGTCAATCAATGGAATATGTTGCGGCTATGTTCTGCGAACCCGTTACCAAGATGTGGGGATTAAGCCCTAACGGATTCAGTAGCGGGGATTTAGAGTTACGCAACCATTACGATAACATTAAAGCTACGCAGGAAAAGATGTTCGGCGACCCTATCCAAAGGATAATACAAGTGTTGCAGATGTCTTTATTCGGGGATATAGACGACAGCATTATATTCACATTCAACCCGTTGGCTGAAGATGATGAGAGGAAGATTGCGGAAATCAACAAGATGCAGGTCGATACCGATTCCGCATTAATAGCCAATGGTGTAATCACACCTGAAGAAGCAAGGAAGCGTTTAATAGACGATACCGACAGCGGATATAATTCCTTATCAGAGAAAAAGGAAGATATACCCGAAGCAGTAGAACCGTTTGAGGAAGAAAATGAAAGTAACATTCGGAAGAGCGATACCAAACGCGGGGTACGAAATCAAGTACCGACGGGAAATGCGGAGAATGTTAAAGGAAATGCACAAGGACGTATTAAGCCAAGTCCAAGTCCTGCAAAGTGAAGTAGTGCATGATTCCCCGTTCAGTATCATCGAAACATTATCCTCGTTGCGTAAGAAGTGGTACAAGATATTCGAAACCAAAGCCAAGGCATTTGTACGGTGGCTGGCAGAACGAATTGGATTCCATACCAAAACGCAGATGGAAAAGGACTTAAAAAAAGCGGGCATGACCATTGAGCCAAACTATTCAAGCGATGATAAAAAGATTATCGCAATGATGGTAGAAGCCAATGTCAAACTGATTAAGTCTATCCCGCAGAAGTATTTAAGGGAAGTCCAAAAGATTATAAACAAGGCATGGTTGCGTGGTGGGGATATGCAGTATATCGTTGAGCATATCAAAGACCTTATTAATAAGAAAGCATATCCCAACGCAGACCGCAGAGCCTACTTAATCGCAAAAGACCAACTGAATAAGTTAACGCAACAGTGGGCAATATATGAAGCCAAATCCTACGGTGCGACCAAAGGGGAGTGGATTCATGTTCCCGGTGAGTTTTCTTCACGGATAACCCATATCCACATGAACGCACAAGAATTCGACCTTAATGTAGGGTTGTATGATTCCGATGTAAAGACTTATGTCTTGCCTGCCGATTTACCTTATTGTGCCTGCCAATTCAGAGCCTTGTTCCCCGGTATGACTTAAATCTTTTGGTTGAAAATTTCTTTAAATCCCATTGACATTTTTTAATAAATGTATTATAATTAAAATAAAACGAGGTGTATTATGAGTAAAGTATTTGTAATGGATGAAATGAACGAATCGGGCAAACATTGGATTACCATTAACGGAAACCATGTACTTATTAACGGAGAGGGTGAAGTAATCGGTGGGTTAGGTGGTTCGTTAAAGGGTGTAAAACTTTCCAAAGCTACTTCTTCTATGAAAGGCGGGAAATTTAAAGATTTAAGTAAAGAGCGAGAAAAACTTAACAACCGTAGGAGTGAGCTGGTTAATCGCCTTGATGTGGAAAGGGAAGAATTAAGAAAAAAGCGAGACAATGCGCTTCGTGAGGCAAGTAAGATTGAAAACAGAAAAGAAGGTCAAAAAAAATTTACCGAAGCAGTTAAAAATTATAACGAGGCTGAAGAGCGTAGTCGCAACAACAACAGGGGAGAAGCAGAAAAGATTTGGAATGATATGACAAAACATGGAAAGAAAGAAAATGCCGCAAAAGAAACTCTTTCCAAGTTTCGCAATAAAATCAAATCTCCCGAAGAAGCTAATGCCGCAGTAGCCAAAATGAAAGGTACAAAGATTAGTCCTTTAAAAAAGAGTGTTTATGGGAGCCACAGTACAGCTGAAAAGGAATACAACGATGCCGATAAGAGAAGCAGAGAAAGGTTTGCTCGGAACGATAAGGACATTCAAAAAAGCTGGAATGATAGAAATTCCGAGATAAGGAACGCAAAAACGCTTGAAGAAGTTGACGCTATTAACGAAAAATATAATAACCTTAATAGGCAATTGACCAAAGCCCGTAATGATATATATAGGGACGATGAAAAAGCAAAATCCAAAGTGTTCCGAAAGGAAAGAAAACTAAAAGATATTCTTGCCAAAGCCCGTCCTAAAATAGCAGAACGGAGACAAGCGGTAGCAAATTATAACAAAAGGGAAAACGCTACTCCTAACGGAATGGCATGGTTAAAGCGAAATTCAGTTATTAACTCTTCTGCAGGTGAATGGAATGGATTTGTGGCAAGGGATTTTGCAAAAGGATTAAACGAAGGCAAGACCATTTCACAGATTCATAAGGAACACGCAGAAGCCATTAAAAAGCACCCAAGCTACGGCAACGCAGACCAAGAATTAAAATGGTTGGATAGCTTTGTAGATAACTTGAGAAAAGCCAATAAGTAAAATATTTTACCAAAAACCGCACACTCTAACGGGTGGGGCGGTTTTTATATTGCGTAAATCTCCAAGAAAGGAGGTAAAAGACAATGAATGACTACGCACTTATGTTGGACGCAAAGCCAAGCATGAGGAGAATCGACAGTAACGGTTATATGCATGTTGCGTTAACTCCTATCAGTAAGGCTTGCGTAAATCCCTATTTAGGGAGAGAGATAGCTGGTTCAGAGGAACATGGATTTGAGCCGAATACCATATATTACGGCTTGCGTGACCCAAAAGAATTGGCAAAAGCGGCAAAGACCTTTGATGGTATGCCGTTGCTCTTACTGCACCATAAAACCGACGCTGAAAATCCTGCGAAAGAGTATACAGTTGGTTCCGTTGGAACTGACGGCACATTTGAAGCACCTTATTTAAAGAACTCCCTTACTGTGACGGACGCAAAAGCCATAAAGTCCATTGAAAACGGAGAAGCACAAGAGATTAGTTGTTCTTACCGTTTTAAACCCGACTTTACGGCAGGCGAATATATCGCAGAGGACGGGAGCAAGGTACATTACGATTTCATTATGCGTGATATTGAGGGCAATCATGTGGCTCTTGTACCTGAAGGCAGAGCAGGACACGATGTAAAGGTTGCAGATTCAAAACCTGAATTTAATGATAAAGCAACAGAAGAAAGGAGAATTTATATGCCGTTTGAAGAATTGATTGACAAAATCATGCCGAACGCAAGCGTGGAAGATAAAGCACTTGCGTTGGAAGAGCTGAAGAAGCTGTCCGTTGAGGACGCCAAGGAAGAAGAAATTGAGGAAGAAGAAGTCCTTGATGACGAAGACCTTGACGAAGAAGAAGCAGACGAAGAAAACCTCGACGAATTGCTGAAAGACCCCAAAGCGAAAGCCGCTTTTGAAATGGGTGTCAAGTACGGTGAAAAACGCGAGAAATCCGCACCGAAACGCATTGCCAAAGAGCATGAATCAGAGGGTGGCAAGAAAGCCGTAAAAGAAGAAAAAGCCGAAGATACCATTGAGGAAATTAAGCGTTCCTTGACCGATAACTTCCGTGCTATCGATATTGCGGCTAAAAAGGTTCGTCCGTTGGTTGGCGAAATCACCGACCCGCTGGCTTTTGATTCTGCCGAAGCTATTTACGCTTTCGCATTGGATGCCGCAGGCAAAGACATTGACGCATATCCCGTTGAAGCCTTTGAAGGCATGGTTGACATGATTCTTGCTGAACGTCCGTCCTATCCGATGGCTATCGATTCCGCTATGAATGAAGTATGCGGAGATGAGATGAGCGGTGTAATGGACGCTCTGAATAACATTGAATAACTTGAAAGGAGAAAATAAACATGGCTGCTGATAACACTTTTCAGACTTCTGTGCGGTTATATCCTGCTATCGGTATTCCCGGTGGCTATGCCGCAATTAATCCTATTGTATCTACTCCGGTAGGCTACACTGTTAAAACCACTGTAACTGTTGGTGCTTTCTGTTGGGAAGATTCTGAGGTTGCAGGTCAGGTAGTACCGAGCGGTAGCGGTCTGCCGCTGGGCTTTGTGGTTCGCAATATTACTGCCCCGTTGGGTGCGGGTGCCGTTGCTTCCAATGTGATGCCTGCTGGCACCAATGTAAATATTGCCGTTGAGGGCGATTTCTTTGTACAGCCTGCGGCTTCTGTAACCAAAGGGCAGAAAGTATTTGCCAACACCACCACGGGTTTGGTAAGCGGTGCTTCCGCAGGCGCTACTGTTGCTGGCGCCGTTGAAACGAATTGGGAGTTTGCTACTTCCGCAGGTGCTGGCGAAATTGCCATCATTACCAACCATGGTCAGAAAGTGGTTCCTGCTTCCGCTATTGACCTGTCCAGCTATGAAACCTCCGCTCATGCGTCTACCACTTACAGCACGATTGCTAACACTGTAACGGCTGTTGTTGCTGGTACTGCCGCTCATACCATTAAGGTAACAAAGAACGGCGCAGACACCACTGTTGAAATCCCGCAGGAATAATTTGAAAGGAGAGAATAGAACATGGCTGTTACTAAATACGAAGCCTTCAACGCTATGCGTGAGAAAGGTTTTATTTTTGATTCCGCAAAAGATTTTATCCGCAAAGACAATATTGACCGTCTTGCGCAGGACGCTATGCTTACCAACCCGAATGTTGGTGTTCCGTCCTTATTCACAACCTACGTTGACCCGCAGGTTGTTTACATTCTGACCGCCCCGACCAATGCCCGTGAAATTTTCGGTGAAACCCGTAAAGGTGATTGGGCGACTTCTTCCGCTATCTTCAAAGCGGTTGAAAACACTGGCGAAACCGCTCCGTATGCTGACTTTAGCAATGCGGCTACCGCTGATGTAAACGTAGTATATCCTGAAAGGGATAACTATGTTTATCAGACCACCATTCGCTATGGTGAGCGTGAAATGGCTGTTTTGGGCAAAGCGGCTCTGAACCTTGCTTCTGAAAAACAGCGTTCTGCGGCTACCATTCTGAATATTGACGCTAATAAATTCTATCTGCGTGGCGTAGCTGGCAAGCGTATCTATGGTCTGCTGAATGACCCGAACCTGCCTGCCGACATTTCTCCTGCTACTGTACGGACAAGTGTTACGCTGTGGTCTGCAAAAACCACTACTGAAATTTATGATGATATTATTTTAATCTTCAAAGAGCTGGCTACCAACAGTCAGGGTCGTATCTCCATTGACGCTGATTTGGTATTGGCTTGCCCGCCGGGCATCATGGTACTGTTGGGTAAAACCACTGAATTTGGTATCTCGGTACTGGATATGGTTAAGAAATACTTTAAGAACATTTCTTTCGTCACCTTGCCGGAATTAAAGAGTGGCGACACTAATACTGTATTCATGGCGGCAAAGACCGTTGACGGTTATCCCGTTGCACAGTTGGCTTACTCTGAAAAAATGCGTGCGTTCCAGCTTATCCCCGAAGGTTCTTCCTATCGGCAGAAGTTCTCCGCTGGTACTTACGGTGCAGTAGTCCTGCGTCCGTTCGCAATTCAGATGATGAGCGGTGTATAACATTAAGTTAAAAACCCCTTGCAGAAATGTGAGGGGTTTTTCATTTAGGAGGTAAATACAAAATGGCTGAAAAGAAACGTACTACAAGAAGAAAAAAAGTTGCTGAACCGAAAAAGGTTGTCGAACCCGTTGCAGAACCGTTGATGGACGGTGATGTAATCGACACTACGGAATCTTTTGAGGAAGTCAAAAACAATACTGTTGTAATCTGCTCCAATTTCCCTCGGGATATTAAGTTTACTGTACTGGATAACCATGGGAATGAGCAGGCTATCCGTATTATCGGAAATTCCGCAAATCTTCGTGGCAAGGCAAGCGGAATTTTACCGATTGGTGCGTATGGCATTACTACCAACGTGCCTGCGGAAGCATGGGAACAGATTAAAGTGCGGTATCAGGACGACCCACGGATTAAGCAAGGATTAATCTTCGCAAGTACGCCGAGTAAGGCAAGAAAAGAAGCGAAGGAACGGAAGGACCTGCGGAATGGGTTTGAGCCTATCGACCCCAAGCAGACTAAAGTAAAACCGAACGAGGGATAACCTATGAATGGTGTGGTAGTATTTGACGCTGCTGAATTTTTGGCGTTATATCCACAATTCAATAATGTATTTACACCCGAACAGCTTAACACATTTTTTAATGTGGCTTGTTTATTGTGCGACAACACGGAAAATAGCGCCGTAAAAGACCTCAATGAACGCAAGATGTTGTTATATATGCTCGTCTGCCATATCGCAACATTAATGCAGAGAGGAACGGCTATGCCGGGACTTCTTACATCCGCAACGGAGGGTAGTGTGAGCGTTGGCTTGTCAAGTTATACGAATAACCCGACTTGGTATAGCCAAACCCAATGTGGTTCGATGTATTGGCTTGCGACAGCTAAATATCGTGTTGGCATGAGGTATGTTCCTTATGTTGGTTGTTGAAACTGTCAATATAAAACTTGAGGGTTTACAGAAATATGTCAAGCAGGTAAAGGACGCCAAGTTCGTGACCAAAGTAGGATTCTTTCCGCAGGCTACTTACGCGGATGGGAAGCAAGTGGCGTATATCGCATATCTGAACGAATACGGTCATCATAACCCGCCCCGTCCATTTATGAAGCGTACTGTAGAAAAACGGAGAAACGCTTGGACGAACCTTTTTGGCTATGTTCTAAAAACCGATGGAGTGAATAAAGACAGTATCTATAAAGCACATAAACAAGTAGGCATTGTGGCGGTGGGGGATATGAAGAAAACTATCCAAGAATGGTCTCCCAGCGACCCACGAAAAAATGCACCTTCTACTATAAGGGCAAAAGCAAGGCGGGCAAGAGGTGGCAAAGGCATGGTTCCTATTAACCCTGAAACCGTTTTGATTGATACGGGTGTGATGATTAGAAGTATTAACCACGAGGTAGTTTCAGAATGATGGGATTAAACTTACACAATGTCGTGCGTGGTGCGATTACCGCCATACACCCCGATGAAGACTGTACTTTATATCAGTCTTTAGGGCAAAAAAACATAAAGGGTGAGGTATATCCTATCTACGCAGAGCCTCAAAGCATTAAAGCAAACTTCCAACCCGATACCGACAGACTTGACCACCCCGATTCCAAGAATGTAACAAGCGATACCATGACGGTCTATCTTTACAGTAACCTTTCTTATCCCGTTATGGGAGTGAATCGTGTTCCTGCAAGGACGG